GTGACTGCATTACCAAGTCCATCTAGTCTTGATTGTGCTACTACACTAATGACTACTCCATTGTAAACTGTTACATCGAATAGAGCATGCGAAAGATCATAATATTTTGTACTGGTAGTTATATCTGACCAGTCAGCGGGATCTGGATCAGTTGATACTGAGTTATATAAACCATTGGGTGCAAGAACTGGATGCCAGATCATATTGGAATATACCACCATGAAACTTGGTTTTAAGTTTCCATTGGTGATTGGATTGTTATCATCGTCATCAGTTAAACCACCTGATGTGACACCTTGGATGATTCCATTTGTGTTGGTCAACTCTGCTGCAAAGTTGGATCTCATCATCCGGTTATCGAACCCCAGCCATGTTTTATTTCTGTAGTTCTGGACATTTTCTTGGGGATAATAGTTACCTGGTAGGATCACTATATCGGTATTGTGGAGGACACCTGCTGCATAACCGTCAGACCCACCGTTATGATATATCAAACTCCAGGTATCCTCACTCCAGTAGTTAACTTGGTTCATCTTCCATTGGTTGTTTACATTTAAAAAGGCCAGTGCATAATACTTATTTGGCCACCATGCTGATATAACTTCGTCCCAGTATTCGATAACCTTTTCTGTTATTTCAGCCGCAGTGTATCCATTTGGATTACGCTGAGTATTTCCCGCTAATCCAGAATCTGTGATTGCTCTGAGCATACTTGCTCTTGGCACAAGAAATGGATATTTTTCTAAGATATCTTCGCTGCTATATCCATTTTGTTTTATTGATTTTGTGAATGTATCATCTAGGTATTCTGACATCGTTTGTTTCCTTTTTCTATCCTATTGGTCCTTGAGCGCCACGACGTTGATAGGCTTCTTGTATAACGCCTGTGATCACTCTTTTATTTTCTAACAAGAACTGTGTGCCTGTTTGCGTATCGATTGCATTCAATGTAAAGTTCACAGTTAGATTATCTCTACTCGTATTTAACTCTTCATTGGGAACCACATTTCCGGCTTGTCCTGGCATAAACAGTTCTGGACCACGTTCACCTACTAAGATTGGCTTTCTACCTGCACTTGCTGTATTACCACCATCAGCGAATAGACCACCTAGTAGAGCACCAGCACCTGCTAATAATCCAAATCCTGGTATAAGTGTACTCATACCAAGTCCACCAAGTGCACCACCAAGTCCACCAAGTAGACCTGCACCGCCACCCATTCCGCCCATACCACCCAGCATACCTGCTAGTGCACGTTGAATACCACTATTGATAATACTTTGTAGGATATCCACCATGGTTTGTTTTACCATATCTTTTAGTGAACCCATTATGGATTTACCATAGACAAGGCCTTCTGCTAGACTACGACTTAGACTTTCACCTGCACTCTTCATACGTTCTGCGAATGCTCGTTGCACTCTTTCTCCATCTGATAGGAACCTATCATAACCATCACGTTCTTCATTGAGTGCTTCTGTTATCATTGCAACACTTAGACCAGTGGCTTCGGCTGCTTTTGCCAATCTCTTTTGGTCGCCTATTGTGTTAGTCAAGTCATCATAGGCTTTCTTTTGTTCTTTTAGATTGTCTATCACTGATTCACTGGCGGTCTTTTCTCGTTCTGATGTGCCTATCAGTGCCTCTTTGGCCACACGATATTGCTCTAGAGTTATTAATCCTTGAGAATATTCACTTTCGAGTAACTTCAGGGTTTCTCTGCTGAGATTATCACTTGCTATTTTCGAGTTGGTTGTTTTTATTAATGCCTGAAGATTTTTTTGTGCTTGAGTTAGACCTTCACCTTCTGTTATTTCTATTTTAAGTGGTCCCTGATAGGCGAGTAAAGCAGCATTATAATCGTTGAATGCACTCTCTGCGGATCTAACCTCACCGGTCAATCTATTAATATCTGCTAGTGCTTTAACATCTATGTCATTATTTCTAATACTGAGTTCATATTTTTCTTGGGCGGCTTTGAGTTCAGCCTTTCTGGCTGCCGTCATCTTTCTTAGGTTGTCAACTGTGGCGAGTGCATTAAGATTAAATGTTCCTAGATTTGCAGCAGTGGTTTTTAGGGCTTCGTTGCTTTTACTACTAAACTCTGCCATTTCACCATTTAATCTTTGTACAGTTTCAAGTGTTGTATCGAATGGATCTTCTAAACCTATTCCCATTTTGGCAAATAACTTGTCCAATACTCCGGTAACGTCGGCTAATGCAACACCTAGTGCTAGTATGACACCTACAAGGTTCTTTTTAAGTGCACGGCTCACGTTGATGGCAGCGGCACCAGTTAGTTTAAGTGCACCACCAAACTTGGTAGTTTGTATGGCTAGAGTGGCCATCATTTGTCCTGCTTTGAGTGCTAGGAATGCCAACAGCGCAGTTTTTAGTTCGTCCATAAACTTTACTGCTAAAGCCAAGCCTTGTGCTAGTTTTGTTGCTAATACACCTGCTAGTCTACCAAAACTCTCGAACATTTCTTTATTTTGTCTGATTAATGCAGCCATTGTGTCGGCGAATGTTTTAAATCCACCTTTGGCTTCATCACCGAATGCAACAGTTACCTCAGTGATTGCACCACGTAGATTGGAGAAAGATTGCGCAAGTGTTCCTGCATTATCAGCGGCGGCATTACCAAACTTACCACCTTCTTCACCTAGTGCTCGCAGTTGGTTAACTAAGTCACTGCTGCTTTCGGCTATTATGTCTTGTTGTCCTGCAATCCTTGCTACAAACTTATCATTTTCACGAGTTACCTTAATACCAAACTCTTTAAATCTTTCAAACTCACCGGTTAGACCATCCGCTACTGCTTCTGCAAGTTGAATAAATGTTTTTTGATTTGCGCTTGCGATGTTGGAGAATGCTGTTAAAGATTCGGAACTAGTATCAATACCATTTCTTTGTAGAACAGTGAATGCTTGTGTCACATCAGCCAAGTCTTGTGGTAGATTATTTGCGAGTTTTTGGAGTCTCTCTAGTGCATTATTTGCTTTATTTTGTGATCCAAGATATGTGGTTAATACACTGCGATATTTTTCAAACGCAGTGTATTGTTCTATAACGCCCCGTGCAACACCAGCGCTGGCGAATGCTAGGGCAGCGGCACCCAATGTTTTAAATGAAGTGGATAGCCCCTTTGCTGCCTTATCTATATTTCGGAGTTGCCGACTGGCTCTATCGTTTAGTTGTACTGCTACCTGAATGTCTGCCATCTTTGATTTGCTCCTCATAGAATGCTAGCCAATAAGCCAGTTCTGTATAGTCCATTTCTAATACTGTGTCTATACTACAACCTCTCTTATCGGCTACATAAAAGAAGGTCCATAACTGCCTATCGGCTTTTAGTTTTTTGCCGCTTCTTCTACTCCAATGGTATCATCATCTTCATCTTGGTTAAGACCGTTAACAATCTTTACGATCATATTTGGATCAACGCCATTCATTAGTTCTGCTTTTTGATGTTCATTGAATACACGCTTGCCATCTTTATCAAGACAACGATTGATAATCATTTGCACCAATGCTTCACCAGTTTTACCGGCATTCTGTAACTCCAAGATTTTACTCTCGTTTTTAAAGTTAGTTCCGGCACGATAATAGAATGTATGATCCCACTCTTCAATGTAGAATGATTTCATTTCACCCGTCATAATACTAGCGAAATGTGATTTTGCTTTGGAGATTAGTTCTTTACTCATAGTGTTTCCTTTTTGCTACTTAAAGTATTTTTTAGTCTTTGATCGTCTTACTAGTTTATTTATAGCAGGCACAGTTATGCCATCTGGGGCTTGTTTACTGTGACCTTCTTCTAGTGGAACAATATATTCTGTTCTATTTGAACTACCTGTGGCAGTCTTCTTCCATTTACGTCTAGCGTGACCAGTATCAATGGGTGTAAATGCCACAAGATCATCGTGAAGATCATCACGCATCTTGCGCAATCCTCGTTCAACGGTTCGACTTAGTGGTAGTCCACGTGTTTTGATACTGGTCTTGATCATTATGGTGCTACTTGCTCGACAACTGGTCCAGTTCCGATTACAGTAATCGCTGCTTCAACCATACCATCTACTGATGATGAGATTGTGCGACCTGTGATAAGTGCTGGGCCTTGGAAGCCTAGTTCGTTGGTATCGTCACCGATTGGCCAGAAGTGAATAGTTACTTCTGTTGATCCTGGAACTAGTAGTGAGTTTGCATCCTCTTGTCCATCTGGTGCAAGATCATCATCTTTTGTTGTCCAAAAGACATCGATTGATCCACTCCATGATTTAAAGGTTGGTAGGTTTGTTCTGTATGCAACGCCACCGACATTCATAGTAGTAGCATCAATAGTTTCTTGAGTTTCCTCGAATGAAAAACTTCTGATTGACGCAACCGCTGTAGTGCCGATATAGACGATACCAGTTGAACCACTGTGTAGTTTGTTTACATCTGCCATCTCTGGTCTCCTTGTTATGTATTTCCTTTAGCATAAGTGTATTGTACACCTATACTCAGAGTTTGTGATACTGTGGGATACCCAGTTTCCTGCATATCCCCTATTTCTAATAGTTCTGTTAGTTGTGCTACTCCACCACGGGTTCTATCCAGTTCCATCTGTGCTTCAATCTTTTCAATGATATCTGCAAGTTGTGCCTGAGTTTTCTCCGTGCGATTCTTACCATCTAGATGAACAGTTATTGCTATAGTCAGAGTAGATAATCTCCACTCCATGGCAATATCTTCTTTAGATTCATCTGTTATTTCCACCTGAACAAATGGAAATGCTGTTCGGGCAAGTCTGGCGAAGTCTTCCGGTTGCGTTGATATTTTACCCAACTTGGGTGTGCGAATCTGTTTCAAACCGGCAACTATATTGGATAATATGAGTTTACGTTTTGAGTTCATCGCACTAGTCTTCCCGCGTCAACATAATCTATTTCAGATGTAGCATATACACCGTCATCATTTTTATCATATGAGATACCAGCAGCGGCTGCCGCTAGGAACTCTTCTTGATAACGTTCTTTATAGAATAACATTTGTCTTTGGAAAGTATCATCTTCTTGGAAGTTAGAAAGCAATGGCAAGATGTATTGCGCCAGTGTATAATACACAGTTGTCATCTTCCATTCATCAGCGTTTAATAGATCAGGATCATATTGTTCAGGATCATTCTCTACGTTCCACCACTCTGTTTTGATACGGCGAGCCACATCAGAACTTCCACGGTTGAGTTCACCGGTGAATGTATCCATACCATGATTAAAGATATCTGGTATGATTGTTTCTAAATCTGCGTCTGTTGCGAATACCGCCATTGCTTTCTCCTACTTAACTATTATACTTGGTCAGCGATTAAAACACCACGTGTTGCGTCTACAACACCCACACCAGCGTGTAGTGAACTTACGATATCGAAACCAACTGCTGCTGCGCGGCGTTCGATTTCTAAGTCAACGTTTTTCTGCATTGCGATACGCATTGCGTCTGCACCAAAGATTGCACACTGTGCATTAGTTGCGCCTGTGTTTGTGTCATTCAAGTATGAACTTACAAACATTTGCACGCCAGCGATTGAACCAACAAAGCCATTACGTAGTGCTTCAGTTTGGAAATCACCACCTGCATATGATGTTGATCCGATTGCATTCATTAATGCTGCATATGAACCTGTTGATACGATACCAGTTAACTGGCCAGTTTCACCTGCACCGCGGATAGTTGCGATTGCTTTAAAGATTTCTTCTAGGTCAAGTGCACTTGTTGCTTCTTGTGCAGTTAAACCACCCATTGCTGTTGCAACGTCTGTATCAAATGATGTTGATACTGCTGCACCAAGTTGACGACCAAGATCATTTGCATCTGCGCCACCAAGATCACGTAACACTGTGCGTGCTGCGTGTAGGTCAACGTTGATGTTTACTTTTGTGTCTGTTGGAAGAACTGAATCAAGGTCTGCACCAGGTGTTGCTTCTGAACCGATTTTTGTTGCTGCTACTGAACCTAATACTGGAACTTGTGCAACCATTGATCCTGCAGGAACTGTTACTGCTGGAATAAGACCACCACTTAGGAAGAGTGATGATTCGTGTGCTGCAAATACTGTTGCTGCTTTTGTGTTTACCATTAATGCGTCAAGGTTAATACCTGAACCGTATGCTGAGTTTGCCATTGTTTGGCTCCTTTACTATGTGTTATATTTTACCTTCTGCCTTAAGTTTCTTATAAACTTCTCTATCGGCAGGGTTTGTTAAGTCTAATGCGGCAACGTCCACACCGCCAGTTGGAACTGGACCTGTGCTTCCTTTGCTACTGACACCGCCAGGACCTGAACGTAGGAAATGAGGATTGTTATCCAACCATTCATTTACGTAACTTTCTATTGATCTTGGTTCGGCAGTTTCAGGATCGTATTGGATGTTTTTTCCATCATCAAACACGACTGGACGACCTGTCTCGTCAAGTCCAACTTGACCTTTTAATAGTTGCGCTACTTGCTCAGGATTAACGGCATTGCGTGAACCTGCTGTGGCAAGTAGAGTGCCATCTACTTTTAGGTTAGTTAGTTCTTGTCTTAACTGCGTGATTTCACTTGAATACTTGTCCTTTTGTGAGGCAAGCACCTTATCAAACTCTTCACGCTTTTTCATTGCGTCCAACTCACGTTCTTCCTCGGCTGATTTTAGTGATTTGTATTCATTGAGATCCACTTCTTGGTATCTCTTTTTATACTTGTCCAATCTTGCTTGAACAATCTTATCTACATCTTGCTGAGTGAAGTTACGCTCTACCTGGTCATTATTATCCATAGTAGTGGATGTAGTACCAGTATCTACATTTTCTTCATTACCCGCTGTCTCGGTCATATCGGTCATACCTATTATCCTTTTAGTTTACAATACTATTTATTCATCT